GTATTGCACCTGTTCGCAAAGGCGCCGGAATTCGATCTTGCCGGCGCGGAGGCTCGAGTAATTCGCCTGGGTCAGATCGCCGGAGACCTGGTCGTATGTCAGGCCCGCCCCGACAGCGGCGGCTTCAAGTGAGCGTCGCGCAAAGGCGGTGTGCGATCCTCCGCCCGAGGGGTTCACCACATTCACCTCGCCATGGCCACGCCGGTAGAGGATCATCCCAGGCTCAAAGCTTTCCACCGCGCGGCCTTGCGCATCGCGGAGCAGGCCAGGATTGGCGTCGCCCGGCTTAGTCAGTGTCTCCTCGCTCTCATCCGTCACCACGGCGGCAAGGCAGGCTTCGATCTTGGCCTTCATCAGCAGTGCGGCTTCGTAATCGCCAAGGTCACGAAGTCGGAGCAGCACGGGCGCGAGCCAGGAGACATCGCGCAATTGCCCAGGGCGCCGCTTGCGAAAGATATGCAGTACATCGCGTGCGGGGATGAAATTGCTGGCAAGCCGCGCTCCCGGCAGCATCCAGGCGCCGGGATGGGTTGGGAAAAGCCAGTATCCAATCGGCTTGCCAAAATCCCCAAGCGCGATGCCTTGAATGGTAGGTGCGCCATTCACCACGCCATTGCGCGCGGTATCCAGATGATCGCTTTCCAGCACCTGCAGGCTGAGGCCGATCGGGTTCCGCGGCGATGTAGGCACGCTCAACAGCCGGATGAAGCATTCGCCGCTTTCGACGACGGCACGCATGGCCAGCGCTTGCAGACCGTAGAGATCAAGCTTGCCCTCAGCATCGCAGGCAGAGCTTTCCGCCCAGGCCTGCCAGGCCGCGCCATGCGCCGTCTCCGGCCAGCGCGTCGTAATGCCCGCACCGACCGCATTGCCGGTCCAAAGATCCACGATGCGCGCGGCATAGGGGTCATTGCGCACAGCATCGCGCGCGCGGCGTGCAACGCTGGCGGCGGCCATACCGACCTCACCATTCGCGCTGCCGCCCGAGGGCGACCAAGTCGAGGCGCGATTGTCCTGCGCAGCCGCGTAACCCCTGAGGGCCTTCCAGGCAGCACGCAGGTGAAGCTTCATTCGGCGGGGGCCTCGGTCACGGTATCAAGCAGTGCGCCAGCAGCCTCGGCAATCGGGCCATGGCAGGCCGCGCGATCCGCCGCGACCCATGCCAGCGCAAGGCTTGCCGCTTCTGAAGGAGCGAGTTCCTTCTCCCAGGCGATCTGGCGTAGTCGGGCAAAGGCGCGGAAGGCCTCCTCCGGAACGCCAAGCGCTGCCGCCAGCGTGGCGGGTTGCCAATGCGTCTGTTCCATCATGCGTTCCTTGTGAAACTGGCGAGTGTCACACCCGGCCGCCGCGCAGTGGCATTCTCCGCGCCGTAAAGCGCGGCGATGACGCGGCCCAATTCATCCAGGCTGCGATACTCGACGGTGCGGCCTTCGAAGGTGACGCGCGTAACGCCGCCGGTATATGCAGAGGCCAGCACGGCAGCGCGGCTACCCGCAGGCTGCGCCAGCGCCCAGGCGAGGGTTGCGGGGTCCAAGGCGGATTACCCACCCGCACCGCGCGCGAGGGCGCGCAGGATTGGCAGGATCTGCGCGCCACCCGCGCCAAGCGCGATCAGCACAGCAACGATGCCCCAGATCGCGCCCTCAATCCGGCGCGTCTGCTTGCGCAAGCCACAGATTTCGGCGCGTACCGCCGTGTAGCGCTCGGCACAGCGCTCCACATGCAGCGACAGATCCTCGCGCTCGCGCGCGTGGAGTTCCCCGTTACTCATATTGTCCTCCCGAAAGTAATCAGCGCAGCCAATTGCCACGCGGCGCCAGCCAACCGGGCCGACGCATCATTGGCGGTGTTTCAGGGTTTGGCGCCGCAACTGGCGCGGCAGTCTGGACGGCTTGGCTTTCCACCGGCGCATTCGCGATATCCTCGCGCAGCCTTTGCCAGAACCGCTCTCCATACCGATCGGCGCCCAGCAGCCACAGCGCCGCACGCGCCAGTACCGCGCAATCCAGCGCCTCATTCCGATCCCGCAGCTTCGCCCATTCCTGGCGGATAAAGCCGCGCCGGTCTTTCACCTGGTGCAACTGCTCCGCCACCAACTGCTTGACCCATTCAACCTCAATCCCATGCGGCAGATGCACCCAGCCAGGTGGGAATTCCGCTGCCTCGCCTCGCCCGAGCCAAAGCCGGCGATAAAGATCAACCTTCCAGGTCGAAACCGACACGGTCCAAAGCTTCAGGCCACGCCGCAGCTTTCGCCCATCTACCAGCGCATCGACAGGCGTTGGGCCCTGCACCGGCTGCGCGCGGTTCCAACCATCAACCCCCTTGGTCGGCGCAATGCGCGGGTCACGCAGCTGGCGCAGTTGGCCATAAACCGCCGCCGTATCGCGACCGCCCGTATCAACGCAGGCCTTGGAGATGCGTATCGCGCCGCCATTGGCCCGCGGCCAATCACGTGCCAGCAATTCCGCCAGCGCATCCCAGGGCGCCCGTTCACGCGGGCTGCCGGCGATGACGATGTGATCAACCAGCCAGGAGGAATAACCTTCTGCCCAGGCCCAGATATCGCATTCCAGCCGATCATCCTGCACATCGACGCCCGCCGTCAGCACCAGTGCGTCCTGCGCCACAACACCAAGGCGGAAATCCTCGCGCCGTTCCACCAGGCGTTCCCAATCCGGCGCCTCACCACGATCCTGCCAGGTCTCGCCCAACACCGTGTTGCGGAAGGTCTTCAGGTCCTCGGCCTTGCCTTGCGCGGCATCCCAATCGCGCGCGATCTGCTCCCAGGACAGCCAGCCAACCGGGGAATAAAGCGCCGAGATGTGAAAGCCGATGGTGTGCGGGTTTTCCGCTGCCGCAGTCGGCCGCCATTCGCCGGCAGCGAGCATCGCGGTCTTGTGATGTTCCTCAATCGGCGTGTCGCAATCCTCGCAATGATAGCGCACGCTGCGCGGGTCGCCCTTCTCCCAAATCAGACGTTCGAATTTCAGCCACTGCATCGCGCCACAACGCGGACAGGGCAGAAAAAAGCGCCGCTGGTCTGAGGCAGCATATTCCCTTTCAATCCGGCTGCGCCCGGCAATGGTTGGCGTCGAAACCAGAAAGGCTTTCCTTCGCCAGCCGAAGGTGCGGGCCCGAGCCTCGGCGAGAGCAATCGGATCGCCTTCGCCTTCGATGTCGCCGGGATAGGCGTCCACCTCATCGAGAAACAGAAACCTGGCCGGCATGGAACGCAGCCCGACCGCGCTATTCGCGCCGGTCAACACCAGGATGCCGCCGGGGAATTCCTTGGACAGCATCGTATTGCCGCTGTCTCGTGCGCGGGCGGGCGCCACGCGTTCCCGCAGCGCGGGGGTTTCCTCCAACAATGGGTCAATGCGTTGGCGGGAGAAGCGTTTGGCGAGTTCCACTGTCGGCTGCACCGCCAGTATCGGTGCGGGAACGTGATGCAGAATGTAGCCAAGCCAGTTATTGCCTGCTTCAGAACCTCCGGTCTGCGCCCCTTTCATCAAAACGATCCGCCGTGCCGGATGCATGGCGGAAAGCGCATCCATTATGTCGCGCAGATAGGGCGTGCGGCTGGTGCGCCAGGGACCGGGCTCGGATGACGCGCGGCTGCCCAGGATACGATGCTGTTCCGCCCATGCCGAGACTGTGAGTTGCGGTGGTGGGCGAAGCATGGCCCCGGCACGGCGGCGCACATGCTCACGCGTGCGGCTCTCGCTCGCCGCCGATGCCGGGAGGGTCGAAGCGATCGGAAGCCTCCGTCAGAAGCTCATTGATGTGCTGCTGCAGGATGGTTTGCAGCAGATGGGGCTCGACGCCGAGTTCGGCGGCAATCACGCCCGCGACACGCGCAGGCCAATTCAGCAGCGCGTCACGCATTGTGCTTGCGATTTCATCAATCGTCGCATTGGCGGTCGCGACATCCAGCAGCCGGCCCTTGCTTTCGTCGAGCGCCAGGCGCTGGGCTTCGACCTTCAAGGCGAGTTGCGCGACCTTCAGCCGGGCGAAAGGGGTGCCCTCGGCCGCCGCGCTGCCGCTGAGCGGGGAACGTTGGGGGTCCGCAGTTTCCAGCAGCCGAGCGCGCGTCTTGGTGATGTCCCATTGGCCATTTGGCTCGCGCGCAATGCGCCCGGAGCGTTCGGCCTTGTGCATGGTGGTGTCGCTGACGCCAAGGCGTCGTGCGGCTTCACGCGTGGAGGGTGTCAGTTCAGCCATGGCGGCGACCTCCCGCCGCGCGTTGGTGAGGGTTCAGGGTGTCAGTGTGTGGCGCGGCGGCGCGCTGTGTGGAATGCGGCAAGGGCGGCTTGCCAGTCGGCTTCATGTGGCGCGCCGATGCGCCGGAGAGGCTCGAGCGTTACCTTGCGCCGGCTGTAGTAGTCGCCCTGCATGCGTGCCAGCCACCCGGAAAGCCTCTTCGCGGCAAGGGCATCGCTGGCGGCGGTGATCTCCGCCTCGCTCGGCTCGGTGCGTCCAAGGGAAACATGCCTCCCATCAGTGCCCAGTACGATCCAGCGGGTCTCAGTTTCTGTGTGCATCGTCACTCTCCGTCTTGCGTGACGGACGCTTCGCGCTGTGCTTCGCGCGAGCCAAGGCAATAAAGCGCCAGGGATCGCGATGATCCCTGGGCTTGGCAATCATTCATGCGGCTGTGGCTGCGCAGCTTCATTCGGCGACGCGGTAGACGGTGTATGACCCCTTCGCGCCCTGCTTGTTCGGGCCGACCTGGCGAATGCGCTCGGCAACCTCCACCGTGATGCCCTGGCGCTTCTTCAGCCCCGCGAAAAAGCCGCGCACCGTGTGTTGTGCCCAGCCGGTGGCCTCGGCGATTTGCGCCACCGTCGCGCCCTCAGGGCGCCGGAGCATGGCCAGCACCACTTCCTGCTTTGTGCCCTCGCGTGGCTTGCGGGGCGCGCCCGTGGCGCGTGTGCCGCGCCGTGAGAGCGCGTTGCGTAGCATCGCCATGGCTTGCGCGATGGGGTCCGTGTCTGCATTGGGCGGCGGGGATTCCTCCCAGGCTGCCAGCAAGCGCTCGGCGGCTTCGCGCAGGTTCACGCTTCCCATGTTGGGCGCCTCTGGCGCGGTGTGGGCGGGTTGTTCCGCTACCGCGTCGTTCTGCTGCGGCGTCTTGCCTTCCCCGCTCTGCGGCGCCGTGTCGGGCGCTGCGCGGCCCTCATTCGGGTCAATGCCAATCGCGCGCAGCCCTTCATCCGTCACCTGGATTAGGATCGGCGTGCCATCCGCATCCTTGCGCCACACCAACGCCAATTGATCGCGTGGCGCGGCAACCTCGATCAGCAGGCGGCTCTTGATCAGGCTGTTCACCACCGCGCGGCAGGCAGCGACTGGCAGATGTTTCGGCGCAATCGCCAGCAATTGCGGGTGCTGCGCGCCATGGCTCAATACAATCCGCTGCGTGTCAGAAAGCTTCATCGTCTCGGTCTCCGGTTGTGGGCGCCGACCATCGGCCCCTACTGCCGGGAGCCCCGCGGGCGGACCCTGCGGGGCAGTGCGGCGCCGCCTCGCGGCGGGCGTCGCTTCAGTCCTGCGCTTCGGCGGCAATCCCTTCGTTGATCACGAAGCCCGTCAGGTAGGGCAGGCCGGCGGGGATGCCTGTCTCGCGGCTGGTGCGCTGCGTGATGCGCCAGCCCATCCATTCCGCGGTGGTTTTCGCGATCGCGTCCGCAAGGCTCGCGCCGTAATGCATCTGGCTATTCACCCCATCTGCGAAGTGGCGCCCGTAGCGGCTGTCGAGGAAGGCGCGGA